CTGTTTTAGCTGAAGCATTTATTACTGCATCATTAACAGGTCTTAGTACTACATCTTCTTTAGGATCACCAAACACTGGTCAACTTTCAGTTGCAGCTTTGACAGGGGTTAGTGCAACAACAGAACTTGGGAGTTTTGATAATGCTGGTACATTAGTTGGTTGGGGTAGAAATGGTTGGGGTGAAGAACCTTACGGAGATTCATTTAATAAATTAGAACAACTAGCCGGAGTTAGCGCAACAGGTAGTGTTGGTTCTTTAAGTTTTGATTTAACGTCTGTAGTATCTCCAACAGGAGTCAGTGCAACAACTAGTGTTGGTTCTTTAAGTTTTGTTATAGATTCTACACCTGTCATAACAGGGGTTAGTGCAACTGCTAGTGTAGGAGTTGTAGACCCAGATCAAGATATTGTTGGGTTATCTGGATTTGGAATGACTTCTAACGTTGGATCTATTTTACCTGCAGATGTTGTGGGATTAACAGGAGTGTTGGCGACATCTTCTTTAGGGAATTTAGAAATATCAAGAACTGAAATAGAAATTCCTACAGGACAATCTTTAACAAGTAGTTTAGGTTCTCTTACACTAGAGATAGGAGTTCCATTAACAGGAGTCTCATCAACAGCAAGCACAGGGTCTATTACACCTGCAGATGTTGTGGGATTAACAGGAGTACAAGCAACAACAAGTGTCGGTGATTCTGGATTAATTCTTCAATATTACAGAACATTAACACCTAAAGTCAGCTCAGGTTATACAATAAAAACACCTGCATAATTATAATTGACTTTATAATAAATAAATAATATAAAATAACAAAAATAAGGATATAAACATGGCATCAACATATTCATCTGATCTTAAACTAGAACTAATGGCCACCGGTGAGAATGTATCAATCAATAGACGTAGCATCTGGAGATGTGACTCTTGCAATGACTAATGCAACTATTTCAAATGCAAGAAATGCAACTTTAAAATTTACAGGAACATTAGCTGCAAACAGAACAGTTACTTTACCAGACAGTCTAGAAAAAGTTTACAACGTTATAGATGGAACTAACCACGCAGGTTACACTTTAACTTTTAAAACAGCATCAGGAACGGGAGTTTTACTTTGTGAAGGAAATAACTACGTGGTATATTCTGATGGAACTAACATTTCTAAAATTTCTGAACAAAGAAATTGGAGAGCAATTACTGCAGCTGAAACAATTCAAGCAGGGGCTCAAATTTTAGCTAATACAAATGGTGGAGCGTTTACTGTAACTCTACCAGCGTCACCAAGTACAGGTGATACAGTAAATTTTGTAGATCAAGGATATGATTTTAATTCTAACGCACTAACTATCGGTAGAAACTCTTCTAATATAGCTAACGCAGCAGGTGATCTTGTAATTAATACACAAGGTGCAGCTTTTGGGTTAGTATATTCTGGAGATGCTACAACAGGATGGACTTACACGGAGAAATAATATGGCAACTAACGCAAACTGGACAATAATATTTGAAGATAAATTAGTAGTTAAAAATTACGCAGAAGGTGCTGAAGAAGGCATTGGCTACAAAATTGATGACGATGCTTTTTGGAGTGATTCTAAATTTTCAAATATTTGGGCTATTCAATATGGTACTTCTAATACTTCTGATGAAGTAGAACACAGAAATGAAACTTCTCATTGTAGTTATGCAGATGCAAACTTAGGAGACATAAGTCAATTTAGTGATAGAAAGACCCAGAGGGATCAGAAACTTACAGAGACGAAACACAATCGGAGAAAATTGCTAGACTAGGCGCAAGACCTACATCATATTCTTCGTAGGAGAAAAAAATGGCAAATTACGAAGCGACTAGATATGATTATTCAGGTGCAAGTCTTACAGGCATTGAAGGCATTCCTACCGCAACTATTATTCCATGGTCTTCTGCATCTGTACCAACAGGATATTTAGAGTGTAATGGATCAGCAATTTCTAGATCAACATATTCAGCATTATTCGCAATCGTAGGTACAACTTATGGAGCTGGAGACGGATCTTCTACTTTTAACATACCCGACTTACAAGATAAATGTGTAGTAAGTAAATCTAACAACAAAACTTTAGCATCAACTGGTGGAGCAGATACAATCGCTGCGACTGGAAACGTTGCAGGGTCAACAGCTAACGCAACTTTATCAACACCACAACTTGCTTCTCACTCACACCCAGGAGGTGGTAATCCTAGTTCTCCTGGTAGATATTATAATGGACCAAACCAAGCGCCTGCAAAAAAGGGTGTGCAAAATACAGGTAATTCGGGTTCAGGTGATGGTCATTCTCATAACATGAGTGCAAATTTTACTGGTGACGCAACTTCAGTTGTACAACCTTATTTAACAATTTTATATATTATAAAAACTTAAAAAATTATGGCAAATTACGAAGCAACTAAATATGATTTTAACGCAGCAAACCTTACAGGTATTGAAGGTATCCCTACAGCAACTATTGTGCCTTGGTCTACTGCATCAGTGCCAACAGGATTTTTAGAATGTAATGGTGCAGCTGTATCAAGATCAACTTATTCTGCATTATTTACAATTATTGGCACAACTTATGGTGCTGGAGATGGCTCGTCTACTTTTAACGTACCTGACTTACAAGATAAAGTAACAATTGGAAAATCTAACAATAAGGCTTTAGCTTCAACGGGTGGAGCAAATACTGTAACTAAAACTGGAAACATTGCAGGTTCAACAGCTAATGCGAGTTTATCTACACCACAACTTGCTTCTCATAGTCATGGAAATGCTTTAGTATATCCAAGACCGCAAAGACAATGTTCAAATTTTAATGCACCTTATCCAAATGGTAATGAACCTGCTTCTAATCCAACAAATACAGGTAATGCTGGTTCAGGTGGTGCCCACTCTCATAACATGAGTGCAAACTTTACTGGAGATGCAACTTCAGTTGTGCAACCTTATTTAACTGCTATATATATTATAAAAACTTAGGATAAAATTATGTCAAATTACGAAGCAACAAAATATGATTTCGACGGAGCAAACCTTACTGACATTGAAGGAATTCCAACAGCAACTATCATACCATGGACAGACGCTTCTGCGCCAACAGGGTATTTAGAGTGTAATGGAGCAGCAGTTTCAAGATCAACTTATGCAGCTTTATTTGCAATCGTAGGTACAACTTATGGGGCTGGAGATGGCTCATCTACTTTTCTTGTTCCTGACTTATCTGACAATGTGCCTGTTGGAAAATCTAATAATAAAGCTTTAGCATCAACGGGTGGTGCAAATACCGTAGCACCAACTAAACATTTCAGGTTCAACAGCTAACGCAACTTTATCAACACCACAACTCGCTTCTCACTCACATCCACTTGGAGCAAACACATCCAACCCCAATAACTTTAAAGGAAATCCAACCTTCACTAATAATGGTTATAGAGGTGCTGGACAAACAACAAACTCTGGTAATACAGGTTCAGGTGGGGGTCACTCTCATAACATGAGCGCAAACTTTACTGGAGATGCAACTTCAGTTTTACAGCCTTATCTGACTATAATGTATATTATAAAAACTTAATTAAGGTCTTAACATCATCCAAGAAGTAAGTATGTATTTTTCACCTGAAAGAGGTGGATTACCTCTGTGTAAATATGGAAATGCTGCAGGCCAAATAACTATTCTACCTTTTTTTGGTTTTACTCTTCTTGAAAAATGTAAAAATTCTGTTTCTCCACCTTCTTCGACATCGTTTAAATAGACAGAAAATACAAAAGCTCTAGCTTCATTGTCAAAACCTTTATTATGTTCAATATGCCAAATATGATAACCTTCTGTAGGTAAAGTTTTTTGTATTTTCATAGCTGTATAATGAAAAGGAACTCCATAGCCGTCATCGGCTCCTGTGTTTTTAATATAGTGATTCCAAGCTAAATCAAAATTAACTATCAAAGCTTTACATGATTCCCACCAAACATCTAAATTTTTAGTTCCTGCAAAATATTGTTGGTCTTGTTTACTTAATATAGATGCTTGTTCAAAAGATACTCTATTTACTGTTCTATGAAATTTATTTGCATCTTCAAATAATTTAATGGCTTCATCACATTCTTCTGGTCTAATATAATTATCATAGACACCTATAAAATTAGTTATGTTAACTGTTCGTTCTTTCATTCAAATATCTTTCCATGTTGCCATTCCCATAAGAATGGTGATTTTATAATAGTATTATACATATAATAATCTAAATGTAAATACTTCATAATCTCATCTTTGTCTATATATTTTTCAATGTCATTATTTTTTTTAGATTTATTTTCATGTGCTGTTTTATTAAAATGCATTTTTAAAAAAATATTTAAATTTTTTATATCAATATAATGACTACATTGAGTATTAAATATATATGGCATTTGTGAAATACTGTGTTTAATATGTCCAGTCCAAAGATTTCTTGGATGAACTTCATTTGAATTAAATAATTGTTTTATATTTATATCTTTAATATTAATATTATTGATGTTTATATCATATGTTAAACCAGATAAAAATCTTTCATATGGATCTCTAATTATACAAAATCTAGGTTTTGCAGAAAGATGGTAAACAAGAGATATGTCTTCTTTTTTAAAATTATCTTTAATACATTTATCAACACTTAGATTTCCATTTTTATGTATTCTAACAAATTGAAATTTTTCTGTTTCAATTATTTCACCAAATTTAAAATTCATTTTTTTTTATTTTATCATATGCA